AAATACAGAAAAATTGTATTTTAAAAATTAAATTTAATTAATTTATATATAATAATATTTTATAATGATAAAAGATTATTATAGGTCTACAGAGTTAAAAAAATAATAGTAGAAACGAACTATTATCAAGAAAAATTGAAAAATTTATTAATAGAATTTATATATAAATAATTAATAAAATATAATATAAATATAAAAAAAAAAAAATTTAAAAAGTTATTTATTAATTTAAATATAATAAAGAAAAAAAAAATAGTTTACATAATAGTATTTTTACAGACAAATAGTTTTTGATGAATAGAGAATATATAAAAAAGGTACTTAATACATCGATTGATCAATATTATGTAAATCCAAAAACTGAAATAGAATTATTAAAAGTCATACGAGAGTTCACCGTGTGTCCTCATATTAATTCTTCATTTAAATCATTTGATAAGAATGAAATTGAACTACTTCGTAATGAAATAATAAAAGATGAAAAAAATAAACTTTTCTTTGAACATTTAATGCTTGAGATACATAAAACATTTTCTGATCCAATTAATCAAATTTCTAAATCTGTGCAAAAATTACCAATTTTTAGTCTAATATCGCATCATGTAATTAATTGTAATGAAACAAATTGTAATAAAGTAGGTTGTTTTTTATCAAAATCTGTTATGCATCATTTTTATCAATGCTCTGAATTTGAAAAAAATTATGATTGTGGCATATGTAGAATGACACGAAATAATATTAAGCAAAATATAAATAAACATAATATTAATTTAATAATGAATAAATCAGTTGAAATTGTATCAAAAAAAACACAAAATTTAAATTCTAATTTAAGTCATAGTAGTAGTTGTATAAATGATGTAAACGAAATAGATGTGGAAGAAAAAGATAATATGTGTGTTATCTGTCATACAACCGACACCGACAATAAAGATAATATGTTTATAAAAGTAAAATGTTGTTCGCACATTTATCACCGACAATGTCTTATTCAATGGTTCGAAAGAAAAATTGATAAATTTAGTATAGGTATATCAACAAAAGATTATACTTGTCCTACATGTCGAAAGGTGTTTATATAAAATATTTTCAAATAGTTAATATTAAATACAGAAAAATTGTATTTTAAAAAAATTGAAAAAATAAATGTATTAATTATATAGTTAATTTAAACTAATATATTAATAAAATGGGTAAAACAGAAATTTCAAAAAATAAAATTGTTGGCAAAAAACTTAAAAAATCTAAAAAAAAAACAAGAATTTGTAATATATGTTGTGATGAAAAAAATAATAGATTTGTTAAATGTATTAAATGTAATAATAATTTTTGTAAAAAATGTTGGATAAATAATTATAAATTATCTTCAAGAATTAATGGAGATTGTTTAAATAGAGATTGTAATTATCTTTTAAATAAAAAATTTATTATTAACAATTTCTCTAGATCTTTTTTTAATTATTGGAATAATAATGAAATAAATAAAGTTATATTTTTTGAAAAAAATTTAGTAGAACAAGAAAGAAGAAAAAGAGATAATAATAATGAAAAAAATAATTCAATACAATTTAAATGTCCTGATGATAAATGTAATGGTTTATTTTATAAAGATGATTATAATTGTACAATATGTAAAAAATTAATTTGTCATAAATGTCATAAATTTAGTAATAATAATCATACTTGTAAATCAAATGATGTTAATAATATAAATGAACTTTTAAAAAGAATAACACAATGTCCTCGTTGTAAAGAGATTATTCATAAAATAGCAGGATGTAATGATATGGTTTGTACTAAATGTAAAACTCGTTTTAATTTTAAAACTAGAAAAGAAAAAGGTTCTAGTAACAATTATCTTAACGAAAATTTAAATGATAATAATGAATATGAAATTAACATTTTAATTAATCAAATTAATCAAAATATATATAATGAAATACAAAAAAAATTAAATAATTTTGATTTTGTTAAAAATGAATTAGAAATTTATAATAATAAAGGACAAGATATTATTAATTCAAATAATAATCAAAATATTACTAGTTCAAGTAGTTATGAACAACAAAATGTTACTAGTTCAAGTAGTTATGAACAACAAAATATTACTAGTTCAAGTAGTTATGAACAACAAAATATTACTAGTTCAAGTCGTTATGGACAAAATATTAATCCAAATTTATTAAATCAATCAATGGTTTTTAATAATAATTCTATAATTAATTTTCATTTTTTATCAGTATTACGTAATCAACAACGAAATTTATTAGCATATTCAACTAATAATAATAATCAAAATACAACAAGTTCAAATAGTAGTAACAATCAAAATACTACGAGTTCAAATAATCGTAATAATGAAACTGCTATGACTTTTTTATCGGCATTACGTGATAATTTATCTAATTCAACTAATAATAATAATCAAAATACTACGAGTTCAAATATTAGTAACAATCAAAATCCTACAAGTTTATCTAATAATCAACAAAACAATACATTATTTAGTCAAGATTTTATAAATATTTTAAATTCATATCGTGAAAATGAAAATTATTTTTTATCATTAAATAATTATCAAAGTATTTATATTTTTGAAAAAAGGTATATTTATTATAAATCAAATAATATAATACTAGAAATAGATATAGAATCAAACATTTTCAAAAAAGTATATGAATTAAAAGATTTGCAAACTTTATCATTATTGTATGTAAATAATGATAAAATAACATTAAAAAATAAAGAAAATTTATACTTTATTAAAAAAAATAATGATAATAAATTAATTGTAAAAAGTAATAGTTTTTTATTAACGGATGATAATTTTTCTCCAATTGGTATAAAGATATTAATAGATTTAAATAAAGAAACTGGAAAAATAATTTACTTATCCATAGAAAATTCTATATTAGAATATAATTTAAATGATTCAAAAATATATAACAAATGGGATTTACCAACCGAACATGTTTATAATTGTGAAGATATTAAATATATTGAGAACAGAGAATTATTTATTTTTAACATGAAAAATAACTTACAAATTTTTAAAATACAACCTGATTCTAAATTAGTTTTTAAAACAGTGATTGTTTCAAATAATATTAAAATTATTAACTCAAATTTTGTAAATACAAAATATATAATTGGTATTGGTATAAATGAAAAACATAAATATTTTGAGATAATTGAAAATAATATAATAGATCTAGATAAATTAGAAGTAGTTAAAATAATAGAATACCCTAGTATTCGTAATTTAAATGATTTTAATGAAATTTATTTTGAAAATGAAAATATATACTATTTTTATAGTAAAAATTTTTTAAAAAAAATTAAATTTTATAAAGTTGATATAAAAAAAGAAATTGAATCAATAAATAATTGTATTGAATCTATTGATTTTTTAGAATCATTGAGAATAGATAGTAATAATTTTAGAAATGTGTATAAGTTTATTCCTGAATTAAAAATATTAATGACAATACCATTTCCTAAAAAAAATATTTTTACTTTACCATATATTTATAAACTTAATAAAATGAATGATTCAGTTAATAATATTCAGATATTACAAAAAAATTTTAAAAAATTTTTAGAGGTTATGAATATTTTTCAATTAAATACAAATAATATACATGATTTTAATTTACATATTAGAAATAGATATTTGAATAATAGAATAAATGAGAAATCTTTTGAAAATAAAATAAAAAAAAATTTTAATGAATTTCAAAAAAGAAAAGATGTTAATAATATTCTTAATTTAATGAAAATATCATTTAAATCGATCTTAGATAAATATAAAAATAGATATTTAGAGAATAATGAAGATTTTAAAAAAGAATTTCAACAGATAGAAAAAATGATTAATAAAGATTTTGAAACACATAAAAAAATATTTTCAGGTTCTAAATTAGTTCTTAATTTATTTTCTGAAAATATTGAAAATGTTTTAGAACGTGATTAAAAATATTAAATTAATCTAATTTTGAATTAATAATTTTTTTTAATTAAATTTTTAATTTAAAAAATTATAAAAATAAATTTAATATATATGATCTTTTCAAATAATAATTATATAGATAAGATGGATTTTGTTGAAATAAATTATAAGAATAGTGAAAAATTATATTCTAAAAAATCTAAATATCAAATGATTGATGTATATAAAAATGATTTTTTAGGAAATATTTTAGTTATTGATGACGATTTACAATTAACTGAGCATGATGAATCTAATTATCACGAAATGATATCTCATGTGCCATTAAATTATATTCCCAATGCGAAAAGAGTTTTAATAATAGGAGGTGGTGATGGTGGTACATTAAGAGAGGTTTGTAAGCACAGTAATGTGAAGGAAATATATTTAATTGAGATAGATGAAGAGGTAATTAATGTAAGTAAAAAGTATTTTAAAAATACGTCAAAATCATTTGATGATAAAAGATTAAAATTAGTGATAGAAGATGGATATAAGTGGGTTAAAAAAAATAAAAAAGATATGGAAAATTATTTTGATGTAATAATTGTAGATTCAACAGATTATAATACTGCATTAAAATTATTTAGTAAAAAATTTTATAAGATGTTAAGTGATATTATGAAAATTAATGGAATATTAACATTTAATTGTATGGGATTAAGTTGGGAAAAAGATGATGTTGATGAAGTGATTAAAGATATGAAAAAAAATTATAAATATGTTAACTTATATCAAGTGTTTATTCCTACATACGCAAGTGGACATTATACATTTTGTTTTAATTCTAACACGATTGATCCTATGAATACACCAATAGATATAGAAAAATTTAAAGATAAAAATATAGATACCAAATATTATAATATTGATATTCATAAATCAAGTTTTCATTTACCGAACGAGTTTTTGAAAGGTGGTGATAAAAAAGAGAGATTAGGTAGTAATTTATTAATAGATATCAAAAAAGTTAATTTTGATTTATTAAATGATTTAGATTATTTAACAGAAGTAATGTTAGATATATCTAAATTATATAATTTTAATATAATATCTGATTCATATAGTAAATTTGAACCATATGGAGTTACTATAAACTTTTTGTTATCTGAAAGTCATTTTACATTACATACTTGGCCTGAAAAAGGTAAGATTTGTTTAGATTTATTCAGCTGTGGAAAATTTAAATGGAATTTTAAAACCAATAATAATAAAATTAATATTGTAGATATTTTAAGTAATAAATTAAAAGTTAAAAAAGAAAATATTAAAGTAAATTGGTTAGATAGAGAAATTTGAAAAAATTGAAATATTAATTTTATTAATCATTAAAATTATATTAACATTTATAATAAAATTTAAAATGTCTAATTATAATCGCCAAGCATTACATTTCAAAGATATAGTAAGAAAAGAAATAGATGATTTATACTATGATTTAAAAGATTATTCAGAAAATAATAATTCTATTTTAATTGATGGTCTTAAGAGTATTGAAAATAATAATAAAGAATTTTTTCAAAAATTAAATGAAAATTTAATTTTTGAAAAAAATAACATTAGTTCAGATAAATTAGATCAAAATATTATTAGTAATAACGATGAAACTTATAAAAAAAAAGATACTAGTAATACAATAGTTGATTCTGAAAATAAAATCATTAATACTGTTTTAAATGAAATAATCCCAATTAAAAAAGATATTGAAAATCTAAATAAAGTACGTATAGATTCACTCAAGTTAAATGATCAACAAACTAATATATTAAAACGGTTAAATAAAAATAATTTATTAAAACGGTCAAATAAAAATAATTCAAATATTATTGAATCTTTATTAAAATTAGATCAACAAAATAAAATTATTATAGATAAATTAAATGAACAAGAATCATTTAATAATCTATTAGAATCTAAATTATCAAAAATTATTAATGATAATTTACCAAATATTATAGAACAAAATATAAAACCAATTTTTACTGAAATAGTAAATTCACAATTACCTGTTATTGTTGAACCAATTTTAAATTTAATGCAGGATTATCATGAAAATTATCGTAAACAATCTTATACTATGAAATTTGTTTCAGTATCTGATGAAGAAGATTTAGACGATAATAATTTAAAATCATCTAAACTTAAATCAGTAAACAATTTAGATAATATTAATTTAACTTCTTCAAAAGTTAATTTAGTAGATAATTTAGATGATATAAATAATTCTATAACTAATACTACTAATAATAATTTAGAATCATCTAAACTTGAATCAGTAAATAATTTAGATAATATTAATTTAACTTCTTCAAAAGATAATTTAGATGATATAAATAATTCTGTAATCTATACTCCTAATAATAATCCATTACAAAATCCTATTTTAAATGAATTACAATCATCTAAAATTGGTGAAAAAAGAAAATACTATAATAATAACTATGACTATAATAATAGTCTATATAAAAAATATAAATCAGATAATGATGATTTTGCATCATCATCTACCTTTGTTATAGATTTTATAAATAATTTAGGTGAAAATGAACAAATTCAACATTATTGGAATCATCCAAAAATTATAAATTCAAAATGGTGTAGGTATTGTCTAACTTCTTTAAAAATTTATCATGATGAAGATCAATGTGATTATAATATAATATTAAGAGAGAGAAAAAAGAAAAAAAATAATTTATGTAAAAAATGTGGTCAAACCAAAGCTGCTTATCATCAAGAAGGAACAGATTTATGTAAAAAAAGGCAATTAATATTTTCAAAATTATATGAAAAATTTCCTCATTCAGTTATACAATTAGGTTTTTGTCCAAAAAAAAATATATTTTTAACAACATATAGTAAAATTAATTTTTTAAATTTAACAAAGGAACAAAGATATAGATATATTAAAAAATAAATATTTTTTTTAACTAACCTAAAATAATAAAATTGAAAAATTTATATATAGAATATTAATTACATTATTAACCTAACTAATTATAAACTATTAAAAATAATGATTAATAAAAAAGATTTTTTTAAATTGTTTGAAAAACGTGCTAATCAAGGGTATCCTGATGCTCAATTTAATTTAGGTCGTTGTTATGCTGTAGGAATAGGAGTTGAAATAAATAAAGAAGAAGCATTTAAATGGTATGAAAAAAGTGCTTCTCAAGGACATCCTAGTGCTCAATTTAATTTAGGTTATTGTTATGATGTAGGAAATGGAGTTCAAATAAATAAAGAAGAAGTATTTAAATGGTATGAAAAAAGTGCTAATCAAGGAAATTCTAGTGCTCAATTTAATTTAGCTGTTTGTTATACTAAAGGAAATGGAGTTGAAATAAATAAAGAAGAAGCATTTAAATGGTTTAAAAAAAGTGCTAATCAAGGAGATTCTGATGCTCAATATAATTTAGCTGTTTATTATAATGAAGGAAATGGAGTTGAAATAAATAAAGAAGAAGCATTTAAATGGTATGAAAAAAGTGCTTCTCAAGGACATCCTAGTGCTCAGCATAATTTAGCTGTTTGTTATGCTGTAGGAAATGGAGTTGAAATAAATAAAGAAGAAGCATTTAAATGGTATGAAAAAAGTGCTAATCAAGGAAATTATAG